GTTACGCAGTGCCGGAGTGTTGATGCTGTTGACTCCGTTGTCGGGAGCATCCCAGCCAGTGGATCGGCGACCTTCTCCGGCGCCTTCGTAACTGGCCTTGATGTTCGACGGCAGCAAGAATCCATTACGGGTCAGCGTCGGATAGTGACGGGCCATTAGAGTCCTTTGCCTCCGTGGGTCAACCGAACCACCCGCGAGCGCGGCCCAGCTGAGTTGACCAGCGAAGTGCGGATCTGATCGCGCGCCTTGAGCAGTTCGTCGATGGTGCGGTATTCCACGGTACGGTCGGTGTAGCGCACGACTTTTTCACCGCGTGCGATGGCCGCCTCAACCGCGTCGAGGTGCTTCTGGGTAAAGGACATATCAGCGTCTCTTCAGATAACCGCTGGTGGAGCTGCGGCGTTGAGGTGGCGGTGCTGCCGGTCGCGATTGCACGATCGGAGCAGTAGGTTGTGGAGCCGATTGCGGTGCAGCAACCGGTGTTGCTGGTCCGGTGACACGTTCGCCTTGAACAGGCTTGATGCCCAATGCGTCGTCGAACAGACCAGACTGCGCCAGGGACTGACGCACGCGCTCCCAGTCGTGTTCCTTGTAACGGTTGAGGCCCAGGTAATGCGCCATGGCCAGGCAATACACCATCAAGTCGAGTGCTTCGTTACGCTCAGCCTTACCCTTGACCCACTCAATGCGCTTGTGTCCGCGTATATAGCGCGCAACCTTGCGCTCCGCGACGCACTGGTCGAAGAAATCGTCCGGCAGGTCATTGGCAAAGTGCAGCGCACCCGGGCCAGATTCGAACGGGTAGCGGTTGTAGATCCAGTCCTTGGCCGTGTCGGTACCGACGAACCACAGCTCGGCGCCGTTGCGTTCGGTCTGACCTTTCCAGGTCACGTCGACCATCGACGGGCGTTGAGCAATCACCGGCTTGCCGGGCTTGCTCGCCCCCTTGATGGCGAACACGTTGCGCCAGCGGCGTACGCGGCAGAACTGGTAGACCTCATCGGTGTGGTGACCGCCGGAGTCGACGGCCACCGCGAGAATGCCAAGGCTGACACCGCACGGATGGCGATATTTGGCCTTGAGCAATTCGTCCAAGGCCGCCCAGGTGCGTTCGTCTGCGGGATCACCCGAGACCACCTGGTAATCCACGACCCAGCGCTCCATGCCGACGCCCCAGCCCATGGCCATGAATTCCAGGCGGTTGGCCTGGACGTCGACGGAGCCGGTAATCATCAGCACCGCCGCCGGCAGTGAGCCGAGGGTGAAGCCTTCCAATCGCGCCCGCTTTCTAAGCTCATCGGCTTTGGTTTGCTCTTGTGCGCTGTCCCAGACCTTTGCCAGACGGGTGTTGTAAAACACCTGCATCGGTTCTAGATCACCTTTGAGCTGGGCCTTCTTGGCCTTCTCGAATTGCTTGGCCAGCGACTTCCAATCCATCCAGCCGAGCGGCGAATACAACGCGTTGAGGTGGAAGCCCACTGTCTCACCATCGCCTTCGGCATGGGCACGCCATTCACCTTTGGCGAGCATTTCGCCCTTGTGGTACTCCTCGATCAGTACGTCGCACTCGGGCCCGGCGCACTGGTAATGCACAACACTGAAGTCCTTCGAGTAATGCAGTCGTTCCCACTCCAAAGTCTGCATGTGCCCACAGGTCGGGCATGGCACGTAGTAATAACGCTGATCGCTGCCCTCGAACAGGTCGGAGATCCGCGAGGCGCCCTTGATCGTCGGCGAACTGGAGAAGTAGAACTTGGCGTTACGGCCGAAGGTACTGCCCCGGGTTTCCGCCAGCTCGATGGGGTCGCCCTCCTCACCGATGTCCACTTCCCAGCGGTCGATTTCATCGCCGTAAACATAGCGTGCCGACAGCTCCGAAAGGTTGGCCGCAGAACCGGCGGTGGTGACGTACAGCGAACCACCCTCGAACTCCTTGGTGTCCATGGTGTTACGTGAGTCTCGTGAACGGCTAGACGCCACCCGTTCACGCAGCACCGGGGTCGCCTTAATGGTTTTGCCGATCCGAGATGACACCCGCTTGGCCAGGCCGAGGCTCGGCAACAAGGTCAAGATGTTCGACGGCGCCATGTGTATGAGGCCGCCGATCCAGTTCAAGGCGATCTGGGTTTTCATCAACTGCGAGGCGACCATGGTGATCACGCGTTTGCAGGGGTGAGCTGGCGACAGGCAGCGCATCGGCTCGCGGGCGTATGGCGTGCGAGACGTGCGGTATTGGCCAGGCTCAGCGGCACCGGTGTCACGCGGGATACGCATGTACTCGTCAGCCCACTCATCGACCCAGACATCTGGATCAGGATGCAGCCCACGAAAATACGCCTCCCGGTACACCTCAGCACCGTCAGGGATTTCCGTGGGCATAGGTTTAACTCGTGGTCAGGGCGTGCTCAAGATCCGCCGAGGACAAGCGTTCTGCATCCTCAAGCGAGCGACGGATAGCGGCCGTCAGGTGCTTTTCGATTTGCCAGGGGTCGGTCATGACTGCAAGTTCCGGTGCCAGTTGAGGGGGCATACCCAGCAGTTGATCCCGCAACAGGCGGCCTGCGTTGAAGGCGCCGGTTTCCACCGCGATACGCTCGACCAAGGTGCCCTGCTGTTTGTGGAAGTTGGCTTGCTCTTGCAGGGCCAGGTAGTGCTCGCGCAGAGCCCGAGACTTTTGGAAGTCCACCGCCTGCCCGACTTGCGGCACCGCAGGTTCTTCGACGGCGATTTCAGCCTCCTTTTGAAGGCGAAGCCGTTCGTGTCGGTTGGCGACAGCGGCTTTGCTTGGGTCGGCAGACTCGGCCAGCAGGGCTTCGGTGGCTTCCAGCTCCACCTTGCCATCCTCAGTCAGCACCAATCGATCCTGATTGGCCAACTTGGAAACATACGATTTAGCCCAGCCACGCCGTGCCGCAAACTCCGTTTTGCTGATTACAGTCATGATGGAATGTCCTGTTCACCTAATGAATACGGGGGGTTCACCTGTTCACCCCAGTTCACTAAGCTGGTGAACTGTCCGCTAACACTTTCCCGCGGGTTTCCGACCCCGTACCCTCCGAATAACCCCAGGGTCCCCGGCAGTTTCCGGCGCCCCGGCGCGATTCATCACCCCTGTTCGCCGCTAGCAGGCGGCACTTCGGAGACGCCCAGCCGCTTGGCGGCCCAGCGCTCGTACAACCCGATGGCGACATCAGCGCCGGCCATCGCGGTCAGGCAACCCAGGCTGCCGGCCGTCCAGATCGTCATGCCCGCGCCGATCATCAGCATCATCGCCGACACGCCGCAGACAATGCAGGCACCGGACCGAAGCGCGAGTCGACGCAACAACGCCCAGCCTCGCGCCCCGTCTTTATCGGCGCGCCACATCTCACCCGACACACCGCCGACCAGGGCCAGGACGATAACTAACCAAATCGGCATCTCTGCCAGCGCTTGCTGTTCATTTGTCATTCGTTCATATCCATCGAGTGCTCTTACTGGAGCAATGGGCAAGAAGGTCCTGCGGTGATAGTGTCAAATGGCAATCATCAAAAAACGGCTAGGAGGCCATATGCAATTTGTACACTCGCGTGAATATCTTTCAGAGGGCGACGTCGTTGTGGTGGAGTGCACCCACCAATGCAACGTTCGTCTGACTGATGATTCAAATTTTTCTAAATTCAAAAGTGGAGCTGCACACCGACATTACGGTGGCTTCTACAAAATGCTACCGGCGCGGATTGTCGTTCCACGCACAGGTAACTGGAACATCACAATTGACCTAGGTGGCGGGACTGGCCAGTACAGGTACTCCATCAACATTCTCAAACAAAGCTAACTCGCCAACGCACTGCTCCAATGCAGTCTCGAGAGCGTCCTTGATATCTTTCAAGGTCGAATCCAAACCATAGGCGGTGGACGTAACGCCGCCTATGGCATTCCGGGCCCAGACTAATTTTCCCTGGGTGCTCCTTACTTGGACTTCCATCGCTAATCTCCTTGCGCAATTGATCGGCGTCTCTTCTTTCGTACACCGAAAAAGAAAACCCCGCCGGGTGGCAGGGTTTCAGTGTCATGACATGAGCCAGGACGGTGCACAGCACGTGCTCGGGGAGCGCCAAGGCGCAAATTCCATATCGTGGGCACTTTTTACCCCCCTCCGGAAAAACCGAAAAGAGGTCATTTTCGGTAGGTCAGCAAACGACATGAAAACGACCACAATACGACCACAATACGACAAAGTACCCCGACGAACGGTAGTTAGTAGGTCCGAGCACGCTTGCTTGTTGATGCTCGGGTTAGGTTGGTATCGAACGTACCACTGCGTCGATCAAGGCCGCGGGTAGTAGCACTGCGAACCGTGAGGATGAGCTGCACCTGCTGATGCAGACGATGAACCCAATTCCTGTATGTCCGGTCTGCATCCTCGGCGAGCTGTAACAAACGCATCTGTTCACGCACAATCATCGGAGGCTGGGCCAAGTAACGATTGCGAGCCAGTAATGCAAGCTGAGCGCCCTTCTCCGACTGACGTTCAAGCTGTGCAACAGCGGCGGCGACCTCGGTACTGGCGTGATCCATACCACCGCCGGCCGACATCATGAGATCGCGAGATCCCGGTGTGCCACGCGGAGCACATCCACCGTACTGCATGATTGTCGCCAGTGGACTTCCCAAACCACCACCGTCGCCAACTTGGCAGTGCTGGGCGCCCCAGTGCTGCATCAACGCTTCCATTTCTTCGATCATCGCCCTTCCCCCCGAAAAACCGAACCCAACACAGAAAAACCACTACCCAACACAAACCCAACACAAATAAATCCTTTTAATATCAATACTTTTATTAACTTTGAGTTGAGTGTGTTGGGTTTGTTGGGTTTTTCTGTCCTCGCATAAGAAAAAATTCTTACTGTTGTCTTCAGTGCAAATAACGTCACGCATGCGCGCACGCGACACCAAACCCAACACACCCAACACAACAGCCGGAAACCCGCGCAAATAAAGGACTGAAACTGTGTTGGGTAGCCAAAACCAACCCGACACACACCCGACACACCCAACACACTTTTAGGCGTAGTCATGCGGCAGCTGCCTTAATGTGGTCCCAGCTGTCCACATTCCATCCAGCCAGCTTCGCCCTTGCCCGCCAGGCGACGACCATTACACCCAGCTCTGCCGCCTTCAGTGATGGGGGCGGGGAAGCATCCTGATCAACCGGAAAGAAGAACGCACCAAACTTGCGATTACTGCCATCGGTCCAAGGTATCGATCGCGTTTTTTCCACTTCGGAATTGATGAACAGCGAGAACTTCGTCTGACTCATCACGTGTTCCTTGTTGCGCTGACACCACTCCAGGAACAACGAGTAAAGGTCAGTGGAAAGACACGGCCCCCAGAGTCCCTGACCCAGCTCGCTGTATTTCCACAGGTGCAGGAACGTCTGCCAACCGGCCCGACTCAAGGCCACCAAGCGTTCACGGGCGTCAGTTGATGGTGGGCGTGTTCGCTGATTGAAGTCGCCCAAATCAACCGACAACAGCCAGCCGTAAAGTGCCGCAACGCCACCTTGTTCCAACTCCCGGCCAATGGCTTTCTGCCGCTCCACCGGCAAAGTCTCCAGGGGCCAGACAACCAGCATTCGGCGGTCGCTGTCACTGATCGGCCACGGCATGATCTCGTTACTCAAGAAAACCGCGTTCATATGGTTGGATTCCTCCCAGCCATTGATGAACTTAGATTCCATCCGCACCGTTTTTCCCGTGACAAGATGCTTGATCTTGCCGACCTGGTTGTAGCGCTGATCGCGGCTAACCACCTCTTCGAACACGGCCCACAATTTGCGGCTTTGCCAGGCGTTGAAATTACTTTCCAGCTGGGTCTGTCCGACTGTCGCGGCGTACTGACCATAAAGTTTGCCCAAGGTATCGGCGAAAAACAGACTCTTACCCGATCCCTCCATGCTGGAGTGCATCAGCACCGCGGTATCCATCTTGGCGCCCAGGTACTGCAACGGATAGGCCAGCCAGCGAGTCAGCCAGATCGCCGCATTTTCATCGTGGTTGCACAGGAACGAGATCAGCCAACGCAGGTTCGCGCAGGCGCCATCATCCCTAACTGGTTCCAGCGGCAGGCCATCAAACGTGTTGATGTAAACGCTCGGGTCTTTGGTCATCGTCGGGTCAAAGACAATATGGTCAACATCAACCACTCGCCGCTCGCTACTGTTCAACCACAACGCGTATGCGTCACCTAAGGCCATTTTCACGGCCCCCTCAGCAACGCGACGCTTCTTCTCGCGATCCCAAACGTCTTTCGTGCCATCGATATAGACGTAACGCTCGATCGGCGGCATACCGAACGCACCACCCTTTTTGCCCGCCATCCGCCGCGACTGTTCGATGTCGCGCACGTGGTCATCCGAAATCAACTTGCGATTCTCAGTGTCCTCCAACCACTGTTTAGCCAGAGGCTTACCGACACGCGCTTCAAATGCCGACTTCTTCATTACACGCGACTGGTCAAAGTCCCACACATGCGTGGTGCCCTCCACCAGCGCAAATCGCCGAAGGATGTGTTCAAACGTTAACGCATCCCCCGCACCCCCATCAGACGCAGGAGCAGCCTCGCTGGCTGCGTCGTGCACAGAGCCCGGCTCGCTCGAGTCACAAGATGGGGTTGGGGGAAGATCACGCGGATCAGGTCGCGAAGAATGCTGCATACCCAGCATCCGCGCCGCGTCCTTTACAGCTCGCGACTGATCACCACCATGCTGCAACAAACAGAACACCTCGAACGCATCGTTCTGATGCCCGTTCGCGAGCGGATCAGCGCCGTGGTGCGAATACACCTTGCCTTCGTCGGTGATCGTCACACCCGGCATGCCGGTGCTGCTGTGCGGATACAGCCACTTACTGCCGCGCTTGATGTAGTCGTGTGCGCGCAACAGCTCTTCAACGTCGTGGCTACGATTGAATTCATCAATAACCGACGGCTTGCCTGCGGCGGGCGGTGGACGCTTGATGACTTTCGCCGGTGATGTCTTCGGTTTGGGTGCCCACGGGCACGCGGCCTCAGCATCGCGCTTGAAGATGTCCCAGTTGTTCCAGATCTTCAGCAACTCAGGCGCAAGCACCGGCAAGCCATCAACAGAGTTCGGGGGTGTGCGCCAGGTGTAGGGCTTTCCAGTACCTGGGTGAATAGATGGTGGCAACACGTCTTGCACCAGCCCACCACGCAATTCGAACACAGTGATGCGCTGATACTCATCAGCCTCTGCACGCGCTTCGGCTTCGCCTGCCACATCACCAGCGTCCTTAGCAGCCTTTGCCTTGGCGGTCAGAGCCTTGTGGATCGAACCATCCGGGTCTTTTTCATTGGGCCACGCAAGTGAATGACGGCTCAATTCAAGCCCGTCAGGAACGCGGAACATAATGCGAAAGCGCGCCGGGTTACCCACCACGGTCGGAAACACCAGCGCCATTGCATCAAGGTCAATTTCCAGCAGGTCATACAGCACGCGCCGGGACCACTGAACATCATCGACATCCAGAGAACAGATGCGGCTCGGCCCCAAAACAACACCAAGGTTGTGCCGGGGCTTTTTTTCCCAGAACTGAGCAGCTTTCTCCGACTCCGTGAAGTAGCCACCCGGCTTGTTCCAGCCCTTCCCCTTCGGCCCTTTTTCACCGGGCTCTATTGGGACGAGTGCCAAACCAAATGTATCGATATAGAACTGAGCCCAATCAGACGTTGGTAATTGGTCGTTGTGCTCAGTCATCTGCGCCGCTCCCGCAACCCCTGGCAACTGACGCAGGTCGCACAACCCTGGATCGTCTGTTGACGAAGTAACGGGATAGGTTCGTCGCAATCCTCACAGAATTGCGCGCTGACGGCGCTAGTTGGGCGCGGGCGGCGATCCAAGGCCACTTGTAGGAAGTACTCAGCCTGGTCGTTGGCAATATCGATAACGTCAGTCATCTTGGCGTCCCTCCATCGCTTCCCTGGCCCCAGCCATGATGCCCAACACTGCGCGGATTACGTCGTTGCCGTGCTTCTCCAAACATTCAACTTCGCGCGACTCCCAGACATTGTCGGCAGCACCTTCGTGCATGCTGGAAACAAACAGGCCGGTCTGGTGCAGCACCTTACTGACTGCCAGCAAAGCTTCTTTGGTCGGGGCCGCAGCTTCCGGCTTGTACCAGACCATACCAGCGGGCCGCATCAGGGCATCCAGCAACAAGGGATTTGCCGTCAGGCGAATCACCTCTTCCAGTTCGTCAGGATCAAGCCACCGACGCTCTTCGTCGTGCTTTAGCTTCTTCTGGAGGGTGTCGTAATCGATGACCATGTCTAGCGCCAGGGCAGTCACACCGCCCCGATAATCATGACCCGCCCGGTAAAGGGCTTTGCGCAGCGAAAGGACCGGGCCTGCACCCGGCAAAAGATCTGTGCGACTCATAACCGTAAATCCCCTGTTTACGGTGTGGCCGTAGAGCAAAACACGCTCTATATTACGACCACGACCGATGTTCATGTGCTGTACATCGTTCTAGTCGGTCCGGGGAATCTTATGGTGAGAGGTCCCTGACCGACGCCTACGCAACGAGTTACATGTACCCGTGTAACTCGTTGCAGCCGGCCTGGCATTTCTTTGGTGAGAGGTTTCAGGCCGGTGTTTCATGTGGCGGTATGTTATGTGCTGCGTATCGCCACGCTGGGCTGGGGAGATTCTTATGGTGAGAGGCCCCAGCTCGGCACCCTTAAAATATCAATCGCCGCTTACAGAGCCGCCGTCGGTAAGGTGGTAGTGCTCTAAAACCTCATTCAACATGACATTCCCTTCGCTCTCTCTGGCAAGCGCTCGGATCAGCTTTACACTGGGCTCTTTGGTTGCGTAGCGAATATGCGTGCCAAGATAGTTCGCAGTCGTGGAGCAGCGCGCGGCATAAGCCTCTAGCTGCTCAGGAGAAAGCGAATTTATGTAGTCGCGAAGCTTCATAGTGGTTACCTCCGACCGACAAGATACCTGTGAGGTATTTTACTTGCAATACCATTTAGGGAATTTACCTGTCAGGTATGACGGCGCCACAATCGCATCCATGACCATTTATGAAATTCGCCTCACCAATATTCGCCGCCTGATCCAAGAAAAAGGCCTAAGGCTCAAAGATCTTGCTCAATTGCTGAACAAGTCCGCAGCCCAAGTTTCTTCGTTCGCAGGAGAAGGCGCCCACAAAAACATAGGCGATCAAATCGCCCGAGAGATTGAGCATGCGCTTGATTTACCAAGGGGCTACCTAGACAACCCACATGACAGCCTTGGAAATGGGACCGTCATTGGCAATACGGGGCGAAAGCTGCCCGTGATTGGCTCTATAGCAGCGGGCGCGTGGTGTGAAGCAGTTGATAATTTCTCTCCCGGCGACGCAGAAGAATGGATCGAGGCTCCCGGGCCTGTGGGCCCAAACGCTTTCATCCTTCGAGTCGAGGGCATCAGTATGGAACCCATGTTCATGGAGGGTGATAAGGTCGTAATTGATCCAGCCCGCGAAGCCCTTCCTGGCCACTACGTGGCTGCTCGCCGTATCAGCGATCAAGGTGTCACCCTAAAACAGCTTCGCCAGGAGGGCTCCGAGCACTACCTATATGCTGTGAACCCTGACTGGCAGGAACGCATTATCCGCCTGAGCGAGGAATGGCATATTTGCGGTCGAGCAAGATGGAAGATCGTGGATCTGTAGCAACAATGTCGGTCAACTGCCTCATGACTGAAAGACAAAGATCCAAGCCCGCCCACAAGCGGGCTTTTTTCTACCCATCGTTCAAATAATCCAACTTCTCCATCCATTATTCACCCCTTCAAAATACCTCAGGCCTCATACCACTCATACACCCGACAAACAAAATAACCCCATGGGTATTGCATAGTACCTATCAGGTATCTTAGTCTCTGCCTCGTACCCCTCTCACCAAAGAGTACGAGACATGCAAACGACACAGCACAGCAACACCCGTTGCCCGGTCTACCTACACCCATCTGCGTGCAGTAGCCGCGCCGCCGTAGAAGCCATCCAGCGCCGCACCGGACTGGTAGTAATCACCAACCCCAAAGGTCGCACCGAAGCCATCAAGCCTCTCAACACCGCCGCAGCCGATGAAAGCTCCTCGCCGTTCGGTGGTGATGCAGCATGAACAGCTATCTCATTCCACTCGAAAAACAAGAGCTCCTGCACCACATGTTGCAGGTTGGCGGCACCGCCGTGTGCCCCCTTCAACGACCAGAGCAAACCATCCATGCATGCTTTGAAGTCGAGCTCACCGACGACAACGCAGTCATCAATGTTGACCTGGGCGGGCACTCGGGCCACTTGACCCTCAAACGCTCAGATCGAGCAAACCATCTGCACCTTCGTGACTTTATCCAAGACATCGCGAATGGGCGCATTGAGTCGGCCCAGCTTGCTCCTGCCTCATCGACGGATGACCAGAAGCCCGAACCCGAAACGCCCGAGCCAACTCCGGAGCAATCCAGCCGCGATGCGCAAATACATCGAATGCTGGACGAGTCGGAAGCCTTGATTAAAGGCGTCCGCAAACTGCTCGCTGCCTGAGGTCCGCGCCATGAACCGCACCCTGGACGAAACGGCCGCCGTACTCGGCCTCAAACCCCGGAAATTTCGCGAGCAACTGCGTGCGCTCCGCGTGCTGACGCAAAGCGGCGACCTGGCCAGCCACCATCGTGGCTGCGGCAATCTGTTTTCAGATCCGCGCAGCGTCCAGATCGGAAACTCCAACCGTTACAAGCACTACGCCGTGGTGATGGTCACCGAGGCCGGTGTGCAATGGCTGGCCAAGAAGCTGGGCATCGCTATCACGCACAAGGACGCCGCCGCATGAAAACCAATTACTTCAACGCTTACACGCAAGCCCTAGGCGCCCTACGACTGATCCCCATCTACCTGGACAGCCCGGGCGTGATCAGCCGCGCCACGCTCATCGGGGCCGCCAGCGAAGCCATTGACCTGCTGGACAGCGTGCCTTGCCGCACCGTGGAACTGGCCGAAGTCTTTCGCTGCGTCAACGACGTGATTCAAGAAGGCCAGGTGGCCTATGTCACCCCCACCAACTCTCCCGAGTTTCCCTTCGGCGCCGTGGTCGCTGACGAAAAAGGCCAGATCTGCGCTGCGGCCATGGGCAAGAGCAAAGAAGGCCTCGCCGAACTGATCCGCCTCAAGTTGGTGCCCCGATCGGAGGGGCTCGGGGAGGACGCAGCGTGAGTAACACCATTGACCAACTGCGAAAGGAATGGGCGACACCATGCCCAACACTATCGGCCATCCGCCAGCGTTACTTCTCTCACATATCTAGCGATCGCTACCTACTACGACGCATCAGCGCCGGACGGATCCAGTTGAAAGTGACCCGTTTGGGTGGAGCAGGAAACAAAGGCACAGCAGTTGTTTACCTGCATGACCTGGCCGCCTACCTAGATGCCCAAGCGGCCAAGCAAGCGGCCTAATTTATCGGTGACCCCTGCCGTCCAGGGGCAAACAACCCGCACTCAATGAGGCACAGCACATGAGCAAAGCACGACCCTTCATCGACACGCTACGGGACATCGAGGCCGGAGGCTTACTTGATGAACTCAGCGAAACCCAACATAGCCTGGTCGATGCCATCCGCCAGACCGGCAAGGGCGGTGAGCTGACCATCAAGCTCACCTACAAGCCTGATGGCAGCGGCCAGATGACCATCAAGGCCGACGTTAAAGCGAAAGAACCGATTCTGTCTCGCGGCACATCACTGTTCTTCCTGACCCCCGAGGGCAACTTGACCCGCCGCGATCCACGACAACAGGACCTACCGTTGCGCACAGTCAGCGAAGACCCAGCGCCGGAAAAACTGCGTCACGTCAGCCCGTAACACCTGAGTCGAAAACCTCTCACCACAGCATCACCCAACGGAGCACTTCCAATGCAACAAGCCATTCAACAGCTAGTCACCCTCGCACAGGCGATTGGCAAACCGATTGATCATCAGGGGCTGACAGCCCCCATTGCCCTGCTTCCTGACGGCGTGGGCGTCCACTCGCTTGAGCACTTGCTACCGAACCCTACCCGCACGCGCCAGAAACTCACCGTGCTTGATGCCGAGTCCTTCATTGCATACGTGAACCGCTTCGCCGATGACGCGACCGCAGTATTCTGCAACGGCCCCGAAGGCCGAACCTTCTTGGCAGTCATCGACTACCACCAGCCAACAGCCCCCGCCTGGCGCGACCACGTGGCAACGTACCGTTGCCCAACCAGCATCGAGTGGGGGCGCTGGAAAGAGAACGACCGCAAGCGCATGGATCAAGCAACGTTCGCCGAGTTCATTGAAGAGAACGTCCGCGACATCACCCAGCGCGCAAACGAAGTGAATGACCCCAGCCCTGCCGACATGCTGGAAATCAGCCGCACTCTGGAGGCCAAGAAAAACATCACCTTCCGCCAAGGCACCCGACTCGACAACGGCCAGGTCCAACTGACTTACAACGAAGAAATCGACGGTCGTGCCGGTGAAGCAGGCCAACTGCGCATTCCCGAACAATTCTTAATCGCCGTGAAACCGTTTCTTGGTGGCGACGCATTCTGCGTCCCCGCCCGCTTCCGCTACCGCATTCTGGAAGGTCGCCTGCAAATGTGGTTCGAGCTGGTGCGCCCAGACAAGGTGCTTGAAGAGGCCTACAACGCCGTTCGCCAGAAGATCCAGAGCGCAATCGGCGAAGTACCGCTGTACGAAGCCACCCTGTAATTAAACCCAAGCAATACCCCGCTGCCGGCCTCTCACCAAGAATCACGGCAGCGGGCTCTACTGAGGTTCACAGCACATGACCACAATTCAAGTTTGCGCGCTGATCGTTCTGATCGTACTTATTGGCCTCACCTATTGGGCAGGCTATCGCGGCGGCCTGATCGATGGCCGCATCGAAGGCATTGACGAAGGCAAGGCCATTCAGCAATCAGATAGCTCAGGGACGATCCAGGACCTTAATCGATCGCTTGATCAGGCGCAGGACCACTATAAGCAACTCTACTCCCACTATGAGCGCGCGTTGGCTGCCTCAAAACTAGGGGAACCAGAACGCCAGACTCTGCTGGCCATCGCCGAGCAACTGAGAATTGCGGCAGAAACATTCAGCGCATTCCGTTCAGGCAAGAAACTCGAACGCGATACCCTTGCGCTACGAGATCAAGCGCTTGCCATGGCCGTTCTCCCGGAGCCAGAAACTCAGGAGGCAGCATGAACAGAGAGAGCTCGTTTCATCCGCCGAGTGAGACGCTTACAGAAGATGAGTTGGCCGCTATAACAGGCTACAAGATTCCGTCCTGCCAACGTCAGTGGCTGCAACGCAATGCTTGGGAACACGTGCTCACAGCCGCACAACGCCCCGTTGTAGGTCGCGTGTACGCCCGCCTGAAGTTAGCTGGGGTGAAACCATCAGCAACCAATGCTGTAGCTGAAACCTGGTCCCTTGATCTCTCACGTGTAGGTTAACGATGCGCCAGAAGAAAGCCGCAAACCGGGATCTGCCGCCACGGATGATCCGCCGTAGTCGCAAAAGAAAAAACGGCAGCACCTGGGTGGGCTACTACTACAACGGCCGGGACGCCGAAGGGAACCGGGTCGAAATTCCGCTGGGAGGCGATCTGGACGAGGCAAAAGTCGAATGGGCGCGCCTGGATCGCAAGGCCATCCCAAAGCCTGCTCACTTGATGGGCCGCCTTTTTGACGATTACGAGTCGAAGATAATGCCTCGGCTAACTTCTGGCACCCAGGATGATTATCGAAAAGGCTTGAAGCAGTTACGCAACGCATTCGAATCCGCGCCACTGGATGCCATGACTCCGCAGGTGATCGCACAGTATCGCGATGCCCGATCAGCGAAGGTCCGAGCGAACCGGGAAATTGCCTTGCTGTCCACGATGTTCACCTTCGCCCGCGAATGGGGTCTTACCGACAAGGCAAACCCTTGCATTGGCCTACGCCGAAACAAAGAAACACCCCGGGACTTCTACGCTGGCGAAATAGTATGGGATGCGGTCTACGCCCAAGCCCCGCCTGAACTGAAAGATGCCATGGACCTCGCCTACTTGACGGGGCAACGCCCGGCTGACGTGCTGAAAGCATCAATAGCAGACATCAATGATAGTTTCTTGATGGTCGGCCAAGGCAAAACCCAGAAACGCCTTAGAATCCGCCTACACGACGGTGCCAAAGCCTCCGATCTCAGCACCTTTCTAAATAGCCTGCTCGAACGCAAAGCCATGACGGGTATAAAAGCTTCTAGCCTTATAACTAACAAAGCCGGACTTCGCATGAGTTATGCGATGTTACGTAATCGCTGGGATGAAGCTCGAGATAAAGCCGCGATTGTAGCTTCGACCGAAGGCGACCTGTCGCTTGCTGCCGCAATTCGCCAATTTCAGTTTCGCGATATCCGGCCCAAGGCTGCCAGTGAAATTGAAGACATTAGCCATGCCAGCCGATTGCTTGGCCACTCAACGCAAGAAATGACGAAAAAAGTTTATCGTCGCGTTGGTGAAATCGTCTCACCGACAAAATAACGGGGGTCATCATTGCAAAACTGCACCAATCTGCCTCCTTACTGCTAAGAAGTCTTGCGCAGGACATACTGCTTGGGACCGAACACGGAAGATATTAAGCAATGCTTCTACTCCACGCACTTACTTTCTCTACTTCAGCCCGATAGTGCGCAGCATGTTCACTATCACCCGACAGAAGAGATTGCAAGCATTGTATAGCACCCAAATACATAGCGTCATTCGAGCAATTAGATTTCTTTGCTGATGCGGCTAGAAAATTCGATATAAATGCATTAACAGCACTTTGAAGAAAATGCCCCCTAAAAAGATAAGGCAACCTTAACGGATACCGTTCAATAAGTAGCTCAACTTCGTTTTTTTCAGCATCAGTTAGCACTCGACCAAAATTTTTAATCAAATAGGCTTCAAGTTTTCCCTGGTTAAAGACACAGGATTTTTTGGACTGCATAAATCCTGAGCAATTGTCAGGCAACCCGACCCCCCAACCTTTGATGCTATTTGTTAGATCGAAGTGCAAATAGTTTTTTGAGCATTCGAAAAAAGCGTCAAACCATTGCTCTACCGAGAGCGGGTCCACTGTAGCTACCCTTGCTAACACTGACAATATCTCGGTAACAGATGATGGAGTAAACAAAGTATTTTCTATTGCGTAACCGTATGTATAAACAACCCGATTATCAGATTTGTGTATATTGCGAACTTTAGTGTGATCGGAGTCTCTCGCAGCAAGAACACGCAGATCTTCACTTATAATCCTGTCAATCTTTCTATCTATCTCAACAGCTCCGCCGACGGGAATGACTTCGATTTTGAAGCTGCAAAACTGTTGAAAAACCTTCGACCAGAACTGCACATCGTCGTCGCCCTCGACGTACAAGACAAATGAAGATCGGTAAAATCTAGAGAGTACATTAATAGCGTCCTTTGAATAATCAACTTTCGACATTGGTTATGTCCGCCATGTCAATAATGTTATCCAAAAACTTTCCAGCAACCTCGGGCGAATGTGTTGCCACAATCACTTGCGCGGCAGGATTTAAACTTCTCACAGCAGGGATGATCTGACGCTGCCAACTGATATGAAGTGAAAGCTCAGGCTCATCAGCCAAAAATATAAATGGTTGTTCCCTCTGCAATAACGCTTCTGTAAGAAGAATGAGCAACTGCTTTTCTCCAGAAGAGAGTTTCTGAATAGTAATATCAGAACCGCTCAATATTAGCTTCCCACCCTCAAAACAGAATTTTTTATCGGTGATAAACTCATGAAGCTGCTTAAGAAATAATTGAATTGGACTAAATATTTTGTCAATTTTGGACTCTGCAATTAGCGACATATCAGAAACCATTCGAGTACGCTTACTAGCCTCCAATGGAGCAAAGTCTACTGCAGAGAGATCGTACTTTTCATCTTTAGTATTGATAATTTTACGTATTTTATCAACAGTACTTCCGACGGCAGCAATATGCTCGCTTACTCTTCTTTGGAGAGGGATACCGGTTATACCAAGCTGCTCGTATGCCGAAACAATTGTTTGCCGCTCTTTCTCAGCGTCAAAGTCGAGAGCATATCCGACTTGGTTTTTCTCGGTATTCGCACGATACAGAAGGGACATAAGAACATCCTTCTGTAGATTCGCGGAAATCTCCCTGGCCCTCTGCGAAAGATTCAGCTGATACGCTGTCAGATTTTGCATCAACTCCTGAAGTCGTAAATCAACTGGACCAGCAAACTTTCTCTGAGCAGATCTTTCCGAACTATCGGAGTCAACCGCACGGTATCTATAAACAGATAGCGAAGCCAGGGATACTAACGAACTCATCTCATCCCTGATAGTGGATATCACTTCGTTCATCATCCTGCGTCTATAAATCGCAGCACCTGACCTCATATCGTCCGTAACATGAAATAGAGGGAACGAGAATTTTCTCCTGCCAATCCAGTACGTTATTATAGAGACAGTTTCATCATTGCTTTTTGTTACACGTATCTGTCGATTACTCTTAGCATGTGAAAGTACAACATGAACATTGGTGAATTCGTTTTCTGCAATACCGGCGACATCTACTGCTAAGACGGCATGTAAGATATTCATGAATGTCGTCTTACCGGTGCCGTTATTTCCGATAATCACATTCACATCTTCATAAAATGCACTTTTAACACTGTACTTCTGCCAAAACCCATTAATTTCGACTTTACTTATTTTATACACGAAGTTATTCCCGCAATATTATTTAGAGCGTAAATAGTGGGTGCTCATCTACATTGCTTGCGTATGAGATACTTGATTCGAAACACAAAAAACGCAGGCATATCATTCCCTTCCATGGTACCGACCGGTTCGAAACTCGCGCTCACTGCGCCCTACCTCTTGAGGCTAACAAAACGACATTCGAGCGTCCATGTCCATTTTGCCATCATGCGAAGAACTGATGATTTAAAGAGCCGCGATTCAGTCACACGCATTGATCAGCGCTTTCGCAAACCGCACCCAGACCATCGCCTTCATTACAGTTGATACCATCAATTGCGGAACACTACCCCAAAATTGCGGAACACCTCACTTTCCTCAGGGCAATAAAAAACCCCGTAACTCGTTGAGTTACGGGGTTTTTAAGAGTGGAGGCCGAGGTCGGAATCGAACCGGCGTAGGTGGATTTGCAATCCACTGCATAACCATTTTGCTACTCGGCCTCAAACATCTGATGTCATGTAGCACAACATCAAACGCGTACAAACTTGGAG